TTGAGTGTATGCAGTTGTGCCGTTATCTCTAGTGGTTGCACCGCTAATTTCTAATGTAGATAGTCCCTTCAATTCCCAAAAGTAACCCGTTAGGTTAGTTGCGCCGCTATCTGTCATAGTGGTTACCAATCCGTCGGCATCTTTGTTAATTATGTCGCTAAATGTATAAGGTACCAAAAATACCCCACGTAAACCCCCCGCGAACTCTTTACAAGGTTCGTATCTAGTTGCTAATGTATTACAAGCCATATTTTTTTATTTTGTTTAGTGAAAAAAAAGGGGCGGGATTTTTCCCACCCCCGTTATGATACAAATCTAAATGAATTAGGATACGTTAAGTACAACTTGCTGAGTTGGGTTCGTTGCGATGATACCACCAGTGAAACGCATGATAACTCTTACGTTTTGTGATCCGTCGATATCTGCCATGTCGATAACCTTAACTTCGTTTAAGTCGCTCAATAGACCCGTTCCGAAGTGTAAATCACGCTTAAGACCTAATACCGCGTCGTCGTCTGTAAGACCAGGGCAAAGGTTTACAGGGATACCTTGGAAGTTCATAGGCTTCTCTCCAACGTAGAATTGGAAGTTATAGTTACCCGCAGATAAAGCCGCTTGGTAGGCTTTCATTGTGCTAGGTCCTACATAGAAACCATAATCTTCTTTACCATAAAGAGCCGCAGGTGATGCGTCTAACATTGCTTGTAAACGTGTTACAACGTTTGAACCAGTAGTTGCGCCACTTGCAGTTTCTTCGATTGCGCTATTGTCAACCAAGTAACCGAACATTCCATCTTGACCCGCAACAGATGCGCTATCATAGAATAGGTTAGTTTTCCAAATACCTTTCTCGATTGCTTGTGCAACCTCCGCGCTCACTTGAGCCAAAAGGAATTCTTCAAACGATGCTGGTAACTTTTCGTACGCTGAATAACCCGCTTGTGCAGCCTCCCAAGTGTTACGCAAGTTGTTCTTACAAAGTTGTAAGTTTACTTGTTTCTCGGAAGTTTCCAATACGTACTCGCCAAGTGTTACACTTGAAGAATCCGTAAAGTCACAAGTAGCGGCGGTTACGTCAACTGAATTTTGCCAATTACGGATAACCTCTTTAAATGCTACGTTAGGGTGTACGGTAATGAAATCTTTTGCTAAAGTTTCACCGCTTAACAATGCGGCCGCGATATATTTACCCGCAAATTCACCCGCGTAGGTGTTTGGGGAAACCGTAGGGCCACTCAATTTGATGTTTTTGATATCTGCCATGATTGTGTTTTTTTAAAATAATGAGTTAAATACTCGGTCTTGGATAGTTTCGCCACGCTTTGCACCAATCTTAAATTGGAAGTCGCGCTTTGCTTCACTCTCGGGGTTGAACTTTGTGTGGTTAGCGGGGGTTTCTGCTAGTTGCTTTCTCAATTCTTCGTTTTCCTCGCTTAACTTCACGTTTTCCATTTTCAATTCGTCGTTGCTAGATTCGATCGCACTTAAACGCGCTTCGATTTTAGAGAAATAAGATTCTTCCATTTCGGTTTTAGACTTAACAACCTTTTTAGGTTCTTTCATTTCGGTTGCCATTTCTTCCTCCATTTCCTCTTTTTTGTCGTATCCCGCTTCGACTTCTTCTTCGCCTTCGGTCTTAACCTCAACGATAACGCCGTTTTCGTCTACGGAAATCATCATACCCTCCTCAAGAGTGTACATACCCGCAGGTACTGGGATATTTCCTTCTTCGGTTACGATAAATACATTTTGTCCAACCTCGAATGCCTCGGCATCAAAAATTGCCTCACCATCGGCGGTTTTAACTTGTGCTAGTTCGGTTTCCACAACCTCGGGCGTGGCCTCGGCCTCAACCTTTGGTGCCTCAACCTCCTTACCCATTACGATGTCGTAAACACGGGCTAGGATGTCTTTTGCATTACTCATATTCAATTAACGTTTGTTTGGTTACGTGTTGGGTTTTTACCTAATGGTATTAACTTTCTTACTTACGCCTTGGTACTCTTTCAACAATCTTTGCGCCGCCTTCATGCCACCCGCAATTTCTTTAGTTGGCATACCTAGGTTTTTAAGTAGTTTTTCCACTTCGTTGTAATTCACCACCGCACGGTTAGCCTCTTTTACGGCCGCCCCTACTTCATCACGTAGGTCTTGGATTTTCTTTTGCAAGGTTCTTTTTCTACCAAAGGCATCCGCGTATGCCGCTTGTGCGTCTTGAATTTTGGCTAATTCTGTTTTAATTAGTTTCTTTTGCATATTCGTTTAATAAATTCTTTAGTTTCTCTAATTTGCTTTCGTGTCGGTTCATTACCGTGCTTTTATCGGCAAAGAAACCCTCAATTGAAAAGCCCTTAACCTTACCCGTTTTTACGTATTCGTCCCATATCTCGGCGTTGTCTACTTTCATAGCGACGTACCAAGTACCCACGGGGTCGTTTAAACCATACGCCGCGCTTTTGTCGTGGTTTTCGTCAATCTTTAACCATGATTCTACCAACGTTAACCCGTTAATGCTTATTTCATGCTCTAACGTGGCTTTGCTTTGGTTGCCATTCTTTAGGTATAATTGACTTGCTTTTTCGATTGTCGCTTTTGAAAAGTAAACGTAAAATTCCTCGCCGTCCTGGTTCCTATAAATTGGCTTATTTGGTATTAATGCTGGACCCATTAATATGCGTTTGTCGGTATCAACGGTTGCAAATTGTACCGCATGGTTTTTTAATGCTATAAAATTGGATTCAATGGCGGGGCTTTCTACTATCGAAATAGCACTAATGCCCTCGGCCATTTGGTCATCGTCTAAAATTAGTTCTACGATACGCATTACTTAATTTTATTTAATTCCTTTTGCCAGTCTAGCAATGCCCCGTTGTTATCTCTAATTTCCCCTAATAATTTAAGCGCATTTTTATATTCTGCAATTGAACTTGGATTAACACCAATATCTTCGGCGGCATTACCAATAATTGATATTTTATCCTCCAATTCATTAGTTATTTTATTGTGAAATTTAGTTGACGATCTAATAATTCCCTCGGCATCTGACCAAAGTTTCATATATTCTTTATATGCGCTTTGGGCTTTTTTACCCCATTTAAAACCATCTTCTTGGTAACCTATATGTTGTTTTGCGTCTTGAATTACTCTTTGCAATTCCTTCATTGCGTTTAACTCAACTTTTACAACCTTCTTTTGCATATCTAATTAACGTTACTTGGTACCTAGTGTTGCGTTTTGTCTTATGTGCCTATCTAGACTTTGTTGGCTTGTTACGTTTTGACCCACTACGTAAGCCCTTGCGGGTTTTCTCATTTGTCCCGCAATGTCGGCTTGTAGTTGCGCCCCCGCGTCTAATTGACCGCCTATTATTCCAACACTTGGTCCCGCTAATTGTGGGGTGCCTCCACCTCCACCGCCTCCCCCCATTGGTGGGGTTGGTAATTCGGTTTGTGTAATTGCTCTTACTTGTGCAAGACCCGACGCGATAACCCCCGCCGCCGCAATTGGTCCAAAAATACCGCCTTGTCCTAATGCCTTCGATGCACCTTGATACGTATTAATAATGGCTTGGGTTACGGCTAACGCTTTACCAAATTTGGAATCTTCGCCAAGTAATTGTTGCAACCCTTGAAGTCCACCCATTACCGCATCAATTTTCCCTTGTTGTAATTCGCGCTCTATTTCTAATTCTTCTTCGGCTTTTTCACCCATGAACATAACCATTTCGTCGCGTAGGGTTTTTTGGTCGGCCGCATATTGCGCATCTAATACCTTCTTTTCGTTTACCGCATCGACATACGCTTGGGTGCCTTCTTTTAATTGGCTTAATTCTGTATCTAATAATTCCGTGCGGCTTTTATATTCATCGTCTAATGCTTTTTTACGTGCGGCAAACCCTTCTAACGTACCATCTAACGCCTCCGCGTCGCTATCGGCTATAATTTTATTTGCCTCTATTGTTCCCTCCGCTAACGATCGTTTTAATTCGATTTGCTCTTTTTCTAACGAATTTATATTGGTCAATTGTTCAGAACGTAACCCCGCATACTTTGCCTCTACGCCCGTTAATTCTTGTTGGAGTGATAGGATTTCGTTTTGCCTTTCCTTGGTTACGCCTAGTAATTTTTGTTGCGTCTGTAATAACCCAATACGGCTTTGTAAATTTTCTTTTTCCTTCTTTTCCCCTTCGTCTAATATCTTGGCCAATTCTTCGTTGGCGGCTATTCGTTCGCTTATTGTCTTACTTTCATCGTC